GGCAAGACCACTTTTTGTCTTTCTAACTGCCATTGCTCAAACTACCTACGTTGAACGTACAACCAAACAATAAAGACTATAAACGCTATAAACACCAAGGCCAAAAGCATTATGCAAAGTATCTCGACAAACTTACGCCGTCGCTCTCGTTGCCGATACAACGTCTCCTGACGTTGCTTGCGAATTCGACCCTCCATACGAACCAGTGAGTCCCAATGAGACTGACCCATGGTGAACTGAATCCATTGCTGGAGTTCTTGACGCTGTTTCTGTGCTTTAGTTTTGGCAGCGAAGACTTCAATAGCTTCTTGTTCGACGGTCTTGCCGCCAAATAACTTCTTGAAAATAGGGGGATTTTTGGCTTCTTTTTCTGCTTGGTCTAGGTCGCTCAAAGCGCCCATCCACCTAGATAAGTCGCTTGCCATAGACTCAATATCTCTGCCAATGGCGAAGCCCTTTTTCAGCGCTCCAAAAGCTGCTGAAGCAGTGGCCATAGCTGTAACGGGATCCATTAGTACACCTTTACGTTTTTATTCACCAATTCTGGCAAACAATAAGACGTTATAAGGTTTCCTTGCCCATGAAGCCTTTTAGCAAAATAAATGCAATCATCTATATTTCTAAATCTAAGAGGTTCGCCTTTTACCTTAACTCCATCTAAGAAGACGTATAAGACGAAGACATGAATTATCTCAATTTTGTTGCCTTTCTTCGACGTTCCATCACAGAGCCACACCCTCTTGCGATCATGCCGTCTTTTGGTTGTTTATTGACCTTACGCTTCCGTGTCTGCATTTCAGCGGCTACTACACCACCAGCCTCCATTTTTTTGGCTTTCTTCTTCTTTTTGCCTCCAGTGCCATAGTTAGCAGCGCCGACTTTTCGGCATTTTGCGATAGCCCCACTAGCATATGCGCTCGGAAAAACTCTGTAACGTGCCTTAACCTTATGATAACAAGCGTCTTTTGGCATATTCTTTCCCTTCTGTGGCGGGTTAGATATTTGTTTGCTCATTTGTGAGCGGCCAATTGCCATTAGATTAGTTGCTCCAATCCAGCGGCAAGCACGATAAGAATCATTATCCCCCACATACGGTTGTCTAATGACTTCAGCTTGTCCTGAATATCAGCATATCTTTCACTGCAATCAGATTCATGCTTTTCCAAAAGCTTTAATACTTCATCGGCCTTCATTAGCACTTCCACCTTCTACGAGCTTGGCGAAGACGAGAATTAGGATTCTTCGCTGCCTTTGGAAACTTTTTCATCTGTCCAGCAGAACGAGCGCAGAAAGACTTTCTTCGCTTTGCCGCTGCACTTCCGGGTTTAACCTTGCCTGTAACAGCAGTTTTAAGCTTGGAGCCGGGATTTTTTCTTCGATACGCCGCTACCCCAGCCTTAGTCATCCCCGCCCCAGCTTTTGTGGGGCGGAAATTCTTTTTATTGCGCGGCGGCATCTTTGCCTTGCGCCTAGCCATTATGCGTACTCTTTACGCATATACAGGATGATGGTGTAGGTATCAGCGCTACTGTGACCAACCGTAGTAAAGTTAATGTCACCAGTTTTGCCAGATCCAGCGTTGTTGGTTAAACCACCAAACGACGAGTAGTCGTGATTACCACTTTGATTCTCACCAAGCTCAATACAGAAGGCATCTGAAGATGCGTCAAAAAGAATTTGCACTTTCATGCCAATGCACTGCCACCAAATTCTCTCTATGGAAACACCAGTGCAGGTTTTTTGAGCGGCTGTATTAGATGCCAATGGCTGCAAAGCGCTGACATCAACTTTAGTAACAGCAGATTCACCACTACCATCGCTAACATTGGTGAACTTCATCACCGCATAGCGATCACCGTCGATAAGAGTTTGAGAGGTTACGGCATCAGCCATTTATGCCTCCCTTACTCTACGCCGTTATTGGCCATCGCGTATGTCAGGATGCCTGTAAAAGTTCCGCCAGAGGCCGCAGAAGATCCTACGTTGCCAGTAACAGTAGCATCAGCCGCGAGGCCGCCAGCAACAGCCAAAGCGCCGTCAGCGCCTTTTAAAGAGCCTTTTGTATCAGCATCTACTTCATTGAAAAGGCCATCAGGATCAGCGGATGTGCCAATGTCTACAGTGGGATTGCTTCCACCAGTAGCGCCGCCAATTGTCATAACCGAAATTGGCATCGCGCCAGCCGGGAGAACTAATGTCTCACCAGAGGAAGATGACGTACCAATGCGAACACTGGTGGCACCAGTGGCAGTTGGATCAAATGAAAATTGAACAGATTGCACCATCACACCGGGGGTGTGAGTGCCTTTGAGGCCGCCGCCATAAGAGCGAACAACGCCTTGAAAGGTAGTATTTGCCATTTTGTACTCCTGTCGTGGCAAGTGTCAGATTCACAATGAATCTGTCAGGGACAAAAAAACTATACACAAAAAAAAGGCGACTGAAAAGCCGCCCTTTTTGAACATTTGTTCTGGTTTATGCGCCGGGTGAACCAAACACACAACGCGGATCAGAGAAGCCGAAGCTGTAACGCTCACGAGCCTTGAAACGCATATTACCAGTATCGAAGTCAGCTTCCATGTTGGTAGCCAATGGCGCACGTTCAAAGTGCTTAAAGCCATTTGGAGCATCCGTCTTCAGGAAGAAAGCATCCGGATCAGTCAGGAAGTGATTGATGGTATAACCATCAGGCAACATTCCCATGTTCCGAAGTGCGTTCACATCGTTGTCAGAAGTGCCAACACGAAGAGTTGATTCAAGCAGACGATCAGCAACGAACTGAAGCTGCGGCGGGACAATCAGTTTCATGCCACGAAGAGCAATGATCAGATTGCGCTCATCAACGAAAGTGGAGATGTCGATAAGAGCATTCTCCAATGATGTTTCATTGAGGTCAGCAGCCGTAGACGGTTCGTTACGGAAAGTCCCACCACCAGCAAGCGGGTGATCAGTGGCGCAGAGTTCTTTGCCATCACCACCAGCAAAGTTACTGTCAAACGCATTATTGAGAATGGCAGCAGCTTTAACTTGCTTTGTGTGAGCCATGGAACGTGCAAGCGCACGAGTATAACGAGCGCCAAGCCGGTCATACAAATTGTCTTCCATAGCCTCTTCTGTCAGCGCAAATGCAAGCGTGACAGTTTCGTGGGTGTAACGAGCAGTAAATGCTTCTGATGCGGAGTCAAATTGCACACCAGCACCTTCAGCTTTTGTCTGCGCGTTGCCGAAACCGACCAACATTACTTCTTCTTCGAATGCACGATCAGAAGATTCAGTTTCGTAGATTTCAGCATGCTCGGCATCGTAACGATCATATTCCATTCCGAATAGAACGTTGAGGCCGGGTTCTAGCTCTTTCGCTAGTTGGGCGCGAGAAATAGCCATCAGTCAGCCTCCTTATGCCAGACCAGTTGTTCCAGCAGAGAACAAGTGGTTGTTGATCATAACGATGACATTGGTGTTCGAAGAGCTAACATCGCTATTCTCAGGGTCGGTTGAAATATCAATCGCCTTGAGAGGTAACGTTGCAGTCGTTGCACCAGTTCCGACATCAAGCTCACAGCGAGAAATACCAGAAGAGGTATCTCCAACCGGAGAGTTGTCGAAAATGTCAAAGTTTCCGAAAAGATCCGCTACCGGCATAGCCTCATCAGCCTGAATCTCGAAAACGGCATGAGGCGAATCAATGATGAAAGCCTCAATGTCAGCCGCAGCCGTAGATGCAGGATAATGGTTGGAGAAAGTCTCCTTACCAGTGGTCGGATCAGTAAAACGGCATCCGTTGAAAACACCTAGAATAAAGCCGGATCCGCCATCAGCATAACGCTCGACACCACCTCCAGTGACGGCCTGAACCATGTCACCTTGGAAGATCGCGGTGCCGTAGTTATTGGCAATGCGGTACTTATTCTGCATGTTTGCAAGGGAAGAGCCGGAACCTGACCTATAAAGGCGCAGGCCAAAAGGGGCATCTTTATTTGCCATCTTTTTTGCTCCTAGTTGTCAGCTACCTTCGGTCCACCAAAGGACACAGAGGTAGAACGTTGCGGTTTTAGCTTTGGCATCGCAGCATTGGATTCACGCATCCAATCACGATCCACAGCCTCCATTTGATTATGCGTAACGCTCTGATAATGAGAATTACGTTGATCCGCAATTTCTTCTGGGATTCTTGCGAGAAGAAGACCCCCAACGCCAATTACGCCAGCGTTTTTGCCTTCATCAATCACAGGCGCATCAAACTCAGGATAATCTTCAGCACGAACTAACTCATATCCTTCACGACGACGCTTATGAATGTTATTCCGATCATCATATTCCATGACCGACTCTCGAATCCACCTGTGTTTATACCCTACAGGAGCTTCGGGCGCTTCAAGCGTTGAGGGTGGCTTCCAATCGGCAGTCCGCATTTCTGTTTCACGGGTTTGCGAATCCCGACTTGCACGATTAGTCATTAGGCACTCCTCTGCTTTTCAAGCCTAGAAACCTCTTGAGCATATTTCTCCAGAGGAATTTTCATTTTGGTTGCAAATGCAACCTGACCGGGAGTTAACTCCACCGTTTTTTTGCCGCCCTTTTTGGTAGCTGACCGTCCACTGGACGCAGGAGCAACAGCAGGGGCGTTCTGCCTATTGCCCTGTGATCTATCAAGAAAAACGCTCATGCGCTTGTCAATCTCTGCGTAATACTCATCGGTAGATGGGTCAAAACCCTCTGCACCAACAATTTGCTCATGAATGCCCTGTGCAGCACCTGTAAGCGCTCTATCTGTTCCAAACCAAGGATTTTGCTTCATCCATGACTGAAGCTTTGGATCAAGCTCCTCTACCCGCTGTACTTGTTGCTTCTGAGGCTCTTGAATTTGCTCTGGTTGTTGCGCTTGCTGCTCAGAACGAGCTTTTTGCACACGCAATCTTTCTTTTTCAACGGCCAATTGTGCTAATGCAGCATTTGCTTCAGCGATTTTATCGGTATCGCCAGCATCATACGCCTCTTTCAGAATGCGCTTTGCCGCAACCTCTTGAGTTTCCACACGAGAGCCATATTCATTGATATAGCCCTTGTCCAGATCCTCCAGACGCTTGCGAAGTTCTTCATTCTGAGCCTTCATTTGATTAGCGTAATTATAAGCGGCTTCACTCTCTTCAAGAGCCTGCTTACGTTTTGCCGTCAGTTGATTAATGCGCTTCTGCACATTTTCACTGTAATTCTCTAGCTCTGAATCCTGATCTTCAGAATCACGAACAATTGTTCCTGTTTCTTCTGAAACTTGAGCTTCGACTTTTACTTCGCCGCCTTGCTCTTCAAATTCTACAGAAACAGTTTGCTCTTCAGCTTGTTGATTTTCTTCGTTCATTGCCATGCTCCACACTATACATACGAAATATCGGCAGGGTCAAGGATAGTAGCGATAATGTTATCGTCATTTATGAGGCGAACCTCTAAACCATCCACTTTAAACCTATTTCCTGCATATCTACCCATAAGAACCCAAGATTTTTCACCACACCATGCCCCTGTTGGGAATTTTTGGGCATCTTTGTATGCGTCTGGGCCGACTTTTACGACGTAAGCTGCAACAGTTGCGAAACTTTCGCGCTCCCGCACTTTATCTGGGATGATAATACCTCCAGCGGTCTTAGCTTTCATGTAATAAGGAATTACAAGCAAGCGATATCCAACAGGTTGAGGCAACCGGTCAAGAGCAGAAGCCTCCATCTTTGATGGGTCTTCATTATTCTTGCTATCGGCCTCATCATCTTGGAAGGCTTGATTAATCGCTGGGGGGATATCTGTCTTTGGAGCTTCAGGAGATTTTGTCATTCTCTCCGGTACAAATAGCTTTTTAGCCATCTTCTAGTTCCACACCTTTCATCGCGGCTCTAATAAGATCCTCACATTGAGTCAGTCCGCGTACTTGACCCACTATGAACCGGTAGTCCTGAATGGTTTCTACCGCACCATCCGCCAGCCTTTGCGTCATGT